TTTGGTCACTTAATTTAAATTCACTACTCATTTTTGAACTGTTTCTGTCATTAAACCTATTCTTTTACTATTTGTAATTGGAATGTATTTAATAACTCCGTTAATATATTGTTCTACTTCTTCACCACACAGAGAACATCTGTAGAAATCTTTATATAAGAATAGCAAAGGTGATAACAAATTGCAATAGGGACATATACCATGCTCTATTCTGGCATTTAATTTTAAAATTTTACTAATCTTTTTTATTTTTCGTGGCATTTACATTGTTTAATTTTAAACAACTTACAGATTAATTGTTTAATTTTTTTAATCATTTTTTTTTTCAGTTTGATAGAACATATTATCAGTATCTTCTAATTGCCAGTCTTTATTTTCAACATTCCACTCTGTAGTTGTGACTTTATAATCTGGCCAATGTTTAGAAGTAGTAAAGCTACCAATACTCCACAAAATACGATTATTAGGCTGAGCTGCATAATTACCGTTATCAAGGGCCAAAATATGTGCGCACTTATGTTGATCAGGTATTTCGGAATGTTCAGTATCCAAAATATTAGGTTCTGGATGTGCCCAATCAATTGTATATGGGTGGTATATTAGCATTTAAATAAGACATTTAAAACTATTTAATATCTCCCCAACTACTTCCTTTTTCATAATCAACTTTATTAGGTACTTTCAATTCAACAGCCGATTCCATTATTTCAATGATATCTTCAGCTTGTTTATCAGATACAACAGAAATATCCACTTCATCATGAATTTGTATATGAGGTATAATACCATTTTCATATAAAGCTACCATAGATTTTTTAGTCATATCAGCAGCAGAACCCTGTATTAGTTTATTTAAAGCTTTATAAGTAAAGGCACGCTTTAAAGGTTCATCATATTCTTTCCTTGCTTGTTCTAATGGTAATGGTTTAAACACACCAAATTGAACAGGCTGCCATAAATCAAAGTGACATGCTCTTCCACCCAAGGTTCTAATCTTTCCATAATTTTCTGCTCTTCTAGTTACATTGTCCATTAACTTTTTAACAAAAGGAGCTTTAGTATGATATTGTTTAATTAATTTTTCAGCAGACTCTTTCATCAATCCTAATTCTGCCATTAACTTATTCTTACCCATTCCATACATTAAACCTAAATTAATTGTTTTAGCTTGCTTACGTTCTATGCCAGCCATATCAGCAACAACTTGATGGAAATCTGCATCTCCTTGATTATATGCTTCAACAATTTCATCAACGCCTTCTAAATTTTGTAATTTTGCATAGTGAACTAAAATTCTAGGTTCTTGTTGTGAATAGTCAAATGAACCCCACAAATGTTTTTCTTCTGGAATAAATATAGATCTTATTAATGGTCCTAACTCTGGATGTCTTGCAGGTATTTGTTGCAAGTTTGGATTAGACATTGAAAATCTTCCAGTAACTGTTCCACCATCATCAGATCTAATTTGATTTATATCTGCATGTATTCTTCCATTAACAGCATGCTTAGTTATAGAATCTATAAATGTAGTATGTGCTTTATTTATTTCTCTTGCATCAGCAATTGATCTTGCTAATTCATGAGGATGATTTTGTAAAAAGTTTTTTGTAAAACTAGGTTCATCACTTTTTTCTGTTCTATCATATGGTAATTTTAATTTATCAAATGCCTTTGCAATTGACCTAGCAGCATGTATTTCTACATCAATTCCCGTTAAGTCCTTGATTTTATTGATAATTTTATTTTCTTGAACTATCAAATTTTTCTTTATTTTGTCAGCTTTTTCAAGATCAACCCTTACTCCTTTAAATCTCATGTCAACTAAACAAGGAAACAATTTTGTTTCTAAATTAAATACATCCATTAACTCTTGATTATGCATTTCCATATTTAATCTTTGCCAAAGTTTTAAAGTAGATTCAGCATCTCTTTCAGCATATTGACCAACAAACAATGCAGGCAATCTCCACATATCTTTCTTAGGATCTAATCCATAATCTTTAGCTGCTTCTAATAAAACTTTTTCATCTTTACCAAGACCTATGTAATGTTTTGCTAATGTATCAAGACGATAACTCATTCTGTTTTCATCAATTAAAGATGCTGCAATCATAGTATCTACAATTTTACCCTTAATAACTAATCCAGCAGATTTTAACCAACAAACGTCATACATAGAATTATGAAATATAAATTTAGTATCTTGTTGATTGAATAAATCTTGAAGCCAACCTAAAACTAATTTCTTATCTAGATTACCACCTTGTTCGTGACCTATAGGATAATAACCAGACCAACCTTCAACTGCTAATGAAATACCCGCGATATGACCACGACCAACCACGTTCCCCGATCCGAGTTCAAGTAATTGCGGATCATTGGTTTCTAAATCCACTGCTATTTCTTTATGGCCTCGTAAATCTCTTAACTCATCAGGCATAACCCATTCAGTGTCCGGTGTGAACAAAGGTCTTTGAAAGTTTCTCATAAAGTATATAGAATTAAAACAACAATTGTAACTAAGATTGCAAATGCAAATTGTTTAGGTATATAGCTATTCATTCTTTTCTCTTCTCATCTCTTCAATTTCTCCTTCACAATAATGAATTATTTTTTTTAAATCTTCTATTCCGTTTTTATCTTTATAACGAATCACATATTTAATAACATTTCCTTGAAAAAAAGACAAGTTATTAGATGATATAAACTCATAAGGTTGTATGTTATATTTTTTATAATGATTACCACCTTCTTGTCTCATAGATGGAAATATTTTTTCCATATCTTTTTTATTTGTCATATTAAATAAGCGCGATCAAAGTTCTTTGGATCTACAATATGCAATTCACATTTAGCTCTTGTTGTTCCTGTATAAAATAAACGATGTAATTCATCAGGGTCTTGACTAAATGTTTCTAAAGCTTTGCCAGTTAAATCCTGTAATAATAAAACCTTATCGGCTTCTCCTCCCTTCGCTCCATGTATTGTTGACATTATTATACGAGGATTTTTATTTATCTTTTCCCCATTCGCCCTCATGTTACGAATGTAGTTTTCGGTAAGGTTATCTAAACCTTCAAACGAATCGTACCAAACTTTATTTGTAATTAATCCATGTTTTTCCATACATTCTTGCAAAGTATATTTTGTTTCAGAATGTAAGGTTTTACCTTTCTTAAATCCTTCCAATACATTAGCCCCTAAATATTCGTATATATTCTTTATTTCTAAACTATTTAAATAACAACCTCCTCTCCAAGATTCCCAGTTATATAAAGCTAATAATAATTTTAGAGGAATAGAATTTTGACCTTTATGTTGATAGTACCAACCCCTCAACTCACATAGTTCTTTAACATCATCTAAAAAATAGTTAGCTGATGATAATACTAACCAATTACCTTTTGACATATCTACTTGTGTAACATCTGAATATCTTCTTAAAATTCCTATTTCTTGTCTTGGTTTGTACTGTTTATCAAATCTATTTTGTACTTTACTAATAATTTTTTGAGATAACTCATGAATAGGTCCACCGGGAATACGATAAGATTGATCTAGTGTTTTAATATCATCTACTTCTTCTTTTAAAGCTATGAAATGATCTACGTCTGCGCCGGCCCATTTAAATATTGCTTGATCGTCATCACCCGCAATATAAGTTTTTTTAGAATTTTTCCACAAAGTTCTAACCATATCCCATTGTAATAAAGATAAATCTTGTGCCTCATCAATAAATAACACTTCAAAACTAGGATTAATATCTTCCAATATAAACTGTTCCAATAGATCATTAAAATCTTTTAATTGTTTTTCTTGTTTAAATCTTTTTAGTTCTTCTGAAATTAAATACAAAGTATTACGTTCAATATCTAATGTATTGTTTCTAGAATCATAATAATCTAATAGATCCATTTTTTTAACCACAGCTGTATTAATTATTGTAAGATATTCATTGTCTGAATTAAAAGTTCCATCATTCTCAGAAAAACTTGCTGTCTTAATTGGAATACCACACTTCTGTCCAAATTCTATATAATCATCAGGACCCATCATTTTTTCTTTACTCATACCCAACATTCTAAATGCATAAGAATGTAATGTTCTAAAATTGTATAGATCTGTTTCAGGATCTAATCCAAACTTTTCTGAAGCACGAGTGGCTGCTTCTTTCGCTGCTTTTTTAGTAAAAGAAAAATATCCTATCTGTTTGGGTCTTACTCCTTGTTGAATAAATTGATCAACTAAATTTAATAAAGTTGTTGTTTTTCCTGTTCCCGGTGGTCCTAATATTATTGTTTTCATTTTTAAAAAACATCCTCCTGGTATTTTATTTTAGAAACAGAAGCTTCAACTTTTTTCATAGCTTTTATTTTAATAACTCTAGGTTGTTGATTTTTAATTGCTGGTCTAAATTCTTCTACAAAACAATCTAATTGAGTAAGATAGTTTCCTGTTTTAATCTTATCATGTTCCCAATTATTTTTTTTACAAAAACTATAAAAATCTTCTCTTCTGAAATAAGTAAACTCTCTTTTTTCATCTGTGTAAGGTAGTTTATTTAATATATCATCCATAGTTCTTGCGCTTTGTCTATTAGTTGTCCAATCTTGTAATAAAGAAGTTATCTCATTAAGAGGATCTAAAGATTCTAATGGTTCAACTTCTTGTAAATTATTCATCATTGGTTTTAA